TTAAGTAGACGGTTTTACAGGCAGTTTTACAGTTTTCGTTCTGGCTTTGGCTCTGTCGATCTGTTTGATCACCGCTTCGGTCGCTGCTGTGCGGCTCACATACCGGCGAATAATCTTGTCGACGGTGTCTTCTTCCCAGCCCATAATTTCCGCAATGACGCGAACCGAAAGGCCGGCGAGATAGAATTTTGTCGCGGCGGTTCCCCGCAGATCGTGAAAATGCAGACCCTCGGGAATCAGCTTCGCATCCTCGGCTTCATCCCGTGCCTTTGTGAACACCGAGGAAAAGCCGTCTTTCGACCAGGGGCGCTTGCGGCTGTTGGTCAGAATGGTGACCTGGCGTTTCGGGATTTCCGCAAGCAACTCGCGCAGTTCGGCGTAGATCGGGATGACGGCCTCGCGACGATGGTTGCTTTTGCCGGTCGAGATCACGATGGCGTTTTCGCCGACATGCGTCCACGCCAGCCGGAACAGGTCGCCGGCGCGCAGGCCTGTCAGAGCGGCGAGCCGCACGCCCCAGCTCACTTCGATAGAGCATTTCGTCAGGAGAGTGGCGATGTCCTGCTCTTCCCAGATGATGGCAGAGCGGTCATTCGTGTAGATCTGCTTGATGCCCTCGCACGGGTTCGTCGCGATCTTCGACAGCGGGTCGACGGCATACGAGAGGACGCGGGAAAGAACCTGCAGGCCATAGTCGGCGGCCCTCGGCGTCGCAGCGTATTTCCCGCGCCAATGGCGGATCAGCGGACGAACCTTTTCAGGCTTGTCGAAAACACGAATGCTGGTGTCACCAAAATGAGAACTGATCCGATCAAGCCAGCCTGACCAGTTCTTTTTCGTGCTGGCTGCGAGCTTCTGGTAATCAGGGCTTGCCCGGTAGAGCGTAACCAGCGTCCGGAATTTTGCTGCGTCCGGAATCCGTCGCTGCTCGATCGCTTCATTGTACGACTTCATGAAGGCGTCGGTGCCCGGTTCGCCTTCGAGTCGCGGGCCACCGCGCCAGGCGTAATAGTAGACGTTCCCCTTGGCCTTGACCGTGTGGATGCCCTTGAGATCAACTAATACCATGCTTCACCTTGAAAGCCTCGATTTCACGATCAATCGCGGATTCTTCGCTTTCGTCAACTGGTGGACGCGCCTGGTGCGGTGAAACGCGGATGGTCGTGCCATCGCGTACGATCTCGATCATCACATTCTTGGCCGTCGCCAAAGCTGCAAGCTGGTTCAATTCGGTCTTGCCGATGACTGCGTGGCGGCTCATTGAAACAGGCCCTCCATGTCGATCTGTGGTGATTTTTCGCGACGGGTCCTGGCCGCATTCAACTTGCGGTGCGGCGCGTCCCACTTGTTGTGGCAGCGCTGGCAAAGGGCGCGGCAGCGTTGCGGATCGGCGTGGCTCTCGTCGTGATCCATATGGGCGATGGTCAGCACGACCCTACCGCCGGTTTCCGGATGCGCAGCGCCGTTTTCAGCGCGGCATTCCGGGTGCTGCGGAGTGCCTTCGCAACGGTTCTCCGCCCGCCGCAACAGCGCCGCGCGAAAGGCCTTCCACTCTTTCGAATGGATTCCACCGCCGGGATAGAGCTTCATACGGTCAGGATTGATCGGCATTACAGCTTCACCTCGCGGACTGCGGCTGCGACAGCCTGGCACGTTTCGGGGTCAAGGTTGAAAAAGCTGAGTTGGCCGCGGCACGGGATCAACGGCAGAGGAAAGGCATCACGAAGCACGAAGCCGTAGCGGCCGAAGAACCAGCGGCTATCCATCTGGGTGACGCAGTCGACGATGCGCGCCATGCCGACCACGCCGCCACGCGGCAGGTCCATCTGGTCATCGTCCAGTTCGCTTTTCGACACGCCAGCGTGCACGACGAACCAGCCGCGTCCTTTTGTAAGCCAGTCGCGGTTCTCCACGTCCTTGCCATCATGGAAGATGTGATGAGGATAAGGCTGCTTGATGCTTAGCGCTTTGATCTCACCGGCGGCGACCCGATCGGCAAGGGCGAGAAAGTCAATCATCGGTGCTACCCCGCTCCCTCGGTGCGGGCGATGGGTTTTCGACAGCAGCGATTTCAGCCTTGATGCGCAGCGAGAGGAGCTTGGCGCACTCTTCAAGCGGCAAGCTCTGAGTGTCGCGCATGAAATCGACCAGCGCTTTATAGGTCGGATCTTCTGCCCGCATAGCCTTGTAGATTTCGGCCTGCTCAAAGTCGTCAAAATGGGTACGTGAAGCGATCTGGCAAAGACGCTCTTGCCCCTCATTGAGCATGGTATCGGATGGTTCAAGCATCAGCAGACCTCCTCGAAATAGTCGTTGAGCAACTTGTTGGTGAAGGGCGGCGCAGTCACCAAGACGGCTTCCATCTCAGTTTCCTCACCAGCGCACGCCGTGCTCAAATCCTCATCGGACAGAGACGAAAGCCACGCATCGATTGGCGGAAGGAGTTCGTCCGGCTGCTTATCCAGAAAACGGCCAAGCTCTTTGAGCATCTGTTTTTCGGAGCGCATACGGTTGATGCCGCCGTTGTCGAGGGCAATTTCGAGCGCAGCGCGCTTGATGCCCGGGAAGCGATCAGGTTGCATCGGTCGATCCCTCCGACGCAGCGAGAGCGGCACGGCCCGCTTCCTCCAACGTTTTGCCAAAGCCGAGAATGTCGCCGGTCTGATGCTTCACCAAGCGCAGCGGATCGCCGTACGGGAGCATGTCGATCGGGCCTTTGCCGGGAAGACGAACAAGCCACGGGCTCGGGCAATTCGGGTTGTGCTGGACGGCAAACGTCCGCTTAGAGAGTTCGTCCAGCACGTTCAGATTTAACGTGGGTGGCACCGTGAGCGCGGCGGCAATGGCGATCTGCCAGCCTGCCTTTAGCTGGAATTGGCGATCGAGCGCCATCGGCACCAGCTCGTCGTCATTATCGCGAACGGCCAGCAGTGCTCCCTTGTCCATCATCTGGCGTACGATGTCATCGGCTACGTCAAGAGCTCGCTGGTCGATATCGGTCGCCCGCACATTTTGCTCGGACGATGGGCTGACATCGATGATGCCTTCTCCACCGCAATCAGGGCACTCGGCAACAGCTTCGTCGCCTATATCGCCCTCATGCGGATGCTTGTAGCGCTCCCAATCGGTCACAATTTCGCCGTTGCCTTGGCAGCGCTCGCATGTCATCGGCGCCGGTTCAGCGTTCACGCCCAAATCTGATGCTGTCACATCAGGCTCAATTTCCATCTGGCCGGTGACGACGCCCAGCACATGGTCCTGGGGCGCGGGGGCATCGTCGCAAAAATCACCATATCGGTATGTGTCGATTTCGCCATCGGCAGGCTCTCCCGTTTCCAGATCGACCGTCGGCGATCCGTCCAGGCACGCGGCGTGGCATATCCCAAGTTCGATATCCGTCGCGCAGACATCGTTGGCCTGAAGTGGCTTGTCGCATACAGGGCAATCGTGGTCTGTCATCTGCTCTTTCTCCAGTTTTCAAAGGCGGCGACGAGCTGGCGCCAGCGGGATGCGGCGGCTTCCTCGGTGTCGAGTTCGGCGCGGGAAGTAATGCGCAGCATGGTGCGAATGCGGGTGGCGACGCGTTCCTTGTCGGAAACATCGACCCCGTGGCAGGTGAAGAGGAAATCGAGAAAATCTTTCTCGTTGCATTTCATGCCGCATTCGGCCGCGTACTTCTTCGGCTTGGGGCGGCTGCGCTCTTGCTGTTCGATCAGCCGCCGATAACGTTCGGCAAGGTTGGTGTAGCGTTCCAGCAGCCAAATCAGATCCTCGGGCGCCGCGATCGCGAACTCGCGGTTGAAGATGCTGGCCTCGTCGAGGATGATCGAAACGTTTTCGGTTCCCTCGTCGCCGGCCGCCGTCAAGGTCAGGCCCCGTTCGCCGGCCATCAGCCCCCAGTCGCTCGCGGCCAATGCCGCGCGGCTACGGATCGCGTCCATGCGTTTCTGATTGGCGCTGACGGCGGGCTCGGTCATGTCAGTTGTCCTGCTCGACCAGCTCGACCAGAGCATCGCCAAGCGCCTCGGCGACAGCCTTTGCCTCGCGGGTGTTCTCAGATCCTTCCGAGATGCAGCCGGCAAGCACGGCGAGCATGGCAGCCAGAGCATCCTCGTATTCGAAGCCCTCCAGCAGCGCCATGATTGCGTGGGCGATCTGCGTTTGCGTGCCGGTGATCCCGCTGGTGTCGACGGCGACGTCTATCATGGGCGCACCTGCGGAAATTCGTTGTGCTCGATGCCATCCAGCAATCGGCCGGCCTCGGCCTTCGGGACGCGCAGCATGTAGGGGCCGTTGGCATCGGAGCAGACGCGATGATTGCCCCACTGCTTGAACAGGAACGGCACGCCAGCGGCGGAGCACTGATCGCGGAGCGACCGCGCCCACTCCGGCTGCATCGGGCGGGCGCCATCGCCGCTCTCGCCTCCGGCAACAATCCACTGCAGACGATCAAGCCACGGCGTCACGTTCATCTCGCCAAGCAAAGGTTCGGCGCTGATCCAAGAAACCACTGCCGGAATGTCGATCAGAACCGGGATGCGCTCCTCGGCGCGCTTCTGATCCTCTGCTGAGACGCCAAGCCAAACGTTCGGCAAAGGAAAGTCGCGGTCCTCGATGGCGCCGGCGGCGCAAGGTGAACCGGAGACCTCGGCGGCCGCCGCTCCCCATCGGGCGCTGAATTCGGTCGTATCATTCTCGTAGCAGCGCTGCATTTCGAGCAGGTATTGCCGCATACGTTCCGGCCGCTTGGTCAGCACCTGGAACGTGTGTTGCGGCGCCAGCGCCATGACGGTGAAGATCTGATAGAGCCATTGATCTTTGACGCCATCGGCGAAGAGATCGCCGTGAGCGCAGACGAAGATCATCCGCGGCTTTTTCCAGCGCAGCGGCTGATCCAGCCAGTCGGGATTAAACCGCACCTCGCCGGTCCAGACCGGGCCGGCCTTGGTGTCGCGCGTCAGTCCGATGCGGCTCGGGTGATGTTTGAGCCTCGTGCCGGCCAGCTTCATGGCATAGCAGTTGGTGCAGCCGGGGGAGACGACGGCGCAGCCGGTGATCGGGTTCCATGTGGCGTCCGTCCATTCGATCTTCGAGCCGTCAGCCATCAGATTTTCTCCCGGACGATCTTGATCTTGTTGATGGGGTGACCTGGCCGCAGCTTCTTCATCCGGTCGCGCACTTCGGCAGTGTCGCAGGCGTCGATGTCGAACGGCGGCAGGGTCATATCGTCGAAGTGGACGCGGAACGGCAGGATGGGGCGTGGCTCGGCGGCGGGCTTCATGGCCGGGCCTCGCCGTTCAGAAACGAGAGGCGGGGCAAGGACATGTGGACCCGGCGGAAGGCGTGGTTTTCGTAGACCTCGACTTCATGAACGATCTTGCGATGGTCGCTCTCGAGCATTCTTGGAGGATGTTCCTCCCAGCGCCTGCGGCGGCAATCGATGTACGACTTCATGGCCATCACCGGCACGTTGAACATGTCGGCTATTTCGCGAGATTCGGCGCCGCGCTGAAATTCGCGATAGACGATCGATTCGTGCGGGATGAGGCCAGTGCGGCTCAACGGGCGGACCATTAGAGCGCCTCCGCAAACAGCACCGGGTGCAACTGGCCCATGTCGCGGCCGGGATCGTTCTGCGGGTCGGCGGCGAAAACGTTGTGGGCAGCCTCGGCGATGGCGAGCGCTGCCAGCTGCTCGACGGGACGGCCGAAATCCTCGGCCGCCTGACGCAGGCGGGCGTCTGTTGCTGCATCAAGCAGAATGGTGATGTGCGTCATGGCGGCGGTTCTCCTGCTGGCTGTCGCGCCTCTGGCGCAAGCGGGTGGTGAATTCACGGGCCGGATCGTCGAACCATGCGGCGCACAGATCATGGGGGTCGATGCCGTGTCGGGCAGCGATCTGTTCGAAGGAACCGGCCGGCTCAATGGCGTCGCGCCGGCATTCGACCAAGGCAGATTGGAGCGCGCTCGTCATCAGACGCGGGTCTCCCGGAAGTGCCACTCGGCCTGCCGGTGGATGCCGGCGGGGACGAGGGCGGCGGCGAAGAGCATCGTGATGGTCATGATGACGATGATGCAGGCGAGGAAGAAGCGGCCGGGGCAGGCCTCAAGCCGCGCCTTGTGATAGCCGGTGATGCGCTGGGTCATAGGAATGTCCTCGCAAGTTCAAGGGCGATGTAGATGACCGAGGCCACCAGGACGCCGACGAGGATGCCGCTGCGTTCGGCGCGGACCATGGCTCGATCGACGACCTTCTGAATTTCGGTCATGGCCGGATTTGTGGCGCCCCGATCCCGCTTTTGCAGCGGTGGGCGCGTCGGGATCGGGGAGCGCGTGTCCATGGCGGTCAGGCCGCGCGACGGGCGGGCATGGCCCGGCGGGTGTAGCGCTCGGTCAGGGCCATGGCGCGTTCGCGGGCGGCGTCGCGATAGGTTTCGATCTGCTTGTGGCTGAAGCCATCGGACTTCAAATCTTCGGCCGTGCATCCGTCGCCGTGACGGATCATGGCTTCCGCCATCGCCTCAACGATTTGCTGCGGGGTGGCCTTCTCGAATTTGTTCATGGACTTGATCTCCGGGTTGGGTTGACCCTCCCGGCGACGCGGAACGCATGAAACCTGTCCGCGCCGCCATGAGGAGGCAACGCGAAGATAGTGCGTATTTTATTACGCTGTCAAGCGTAATGCGTAATTTGATACGCGCCGTATTCGGGGTTCGCGGTTGCGTGGTAGAAGCGATTATGAAAATTCGCCTTCGATTCGCGGTGTTCGCCGTAATTTCCTGCCTCGTTGCTGCGCCTTCCAGCGCAGCCGGTCTGCCGTTGTGCAGCGCCGGAAAGCGGGTCACTTGTGTTGTCGACGGTGATACGTTCTGGCTGGATGGGACGAAGATCAGGCTTGCAGGCATCGATGCGCCTGAGCGCACCACGCCTCATTGCGAAAGCGAACGCATCCTTGCCGAGCGCGCGACGCTTCGCCTGCAGAGCCTGCTGAATGAGGGGCGGTTCGATCTCGCGTCGACAGGTCGTGACGAAGACAAGTATGGCCGCAAGCTGCGCCTTGTCATGCGCGGCAGCCGGTCGATCGGCGATGTCCTGATATCGGAAGGGTTGGCGCGGGAATGGGACGGCGCGCGGCGGAGCTGGTGCGATTAATCGACAGTCAGCTTGCCGTAGGACCACGAGGCCAGGCGCTTGTTGGTGCGGTGGCTGACGAAATCAACCGCAACCAATGACTTTCCGGGGCCGGCTACCGCGCACTCAAAGGTTCTTGCCATGCCGAGCTTCACGTCGAAGTCGATTGCCGAATAGACCGTCTCATTGACGACCACGGTCACCCTGCCGGAGACGACGCCTGCTCCCTTAACGATGCCACCTGCCTCCGCTTCCAGCCATCGCTTCTGACACGCCTCCCGATCCTCCGCCAAAGCAGAGCCGAAGGCTATGAAAACCACCGCGACGGACAGGGCTAAGGTGCGCATTACACTCCGAAAAGTTCGTTGACCGTCAACACCTTGTGGATCGCCTTGATGGTGCTGCGCTTGATCTGCACCTCGGCAGCCGGGTTGTGCTTCTGGATGGTAAAGTGCTGCTCGGTCTGGCGCCGATAGATCCCGATGGTGGCCTCGACGCGCTCGTTATCAACGGCCGACTGTACCACCACGACATCACCAGCGCGGGGTGGTCTGCCCGGGTGGACATAAACGAGGTCGCCCGGAGAATACTGCGGCTCCATCGAGGTGCCTTCCACGTACAACGCATAAACATCACGCGCACCCATTAAAGCCGGTGGCCTCCGAACATAATCGATCACGTCGCCGTGGATCTGAAACGCGCCCCGCAGGTGGGATCCTGCGGCAGTGCCGAGAACCTTAACATCGTTGGGCATTTCATGGCGAGTCGGAAGATTGACGGGAATGCCCTGGAGCGGCAGCTCGACGGCCGCGTGCGCGGTTGCCTCCTCGGGCGCGGGCTTTTCCTTCTGCTCGTTTGTCTGCCCCATCAGCCATTCGGCAGAGGTGTCGAGCGCGTCGGCAAGCTTCCGAACCGTATCGATCCTTGGATTCTTTGTTGTTCCGTCGAGGATCTTGCGCAACGTCTCCTTGGCGCCCGTCGCATCGATCGACACGCGCTGTACCGACTTGCCCAATTCGCCAAGGCGCTGATTTATCCGTTGAATCAATACATTATCCATGCTGCGTATTATATGACGCATGATCTTGTGCACCTAGGGTAATAAAATACGTTGACAGTGCGTAATTTTGTACGCATTTTTGGCGCATGACCCTGCGCGAACAACTGCTGAGCATCATCGAAATTTATTGCGCCCTGACCGAACAGGCGGAGGCGAGCGTTTCGACGCAGGTCTTTTCCGGCGGCAAGCGCATCCGGCAGATCCGCGAGGGCGGCGACATCGGCACGATGGGTTTCGAGCGTGCGATGGTCTGGTTCTCGGAGCGCTGGCCTGAAAGTGCGGTATGGCCACACGATGTTCCGCGCCCGGTCCTTCACCGGGAGGCCGCCGAATGATCCCTTTCTATCCCTCCGCATCCTCCTCCCAGCGGCGGGCCAGTCATGCCGGGGCACTCCTCCTCCCTTGCCTCGGCATGACGCATTTCCCCAGGCAGGGCGTCGTGGCGCGTTGCGTCGCGGCGACTGCGGACTGGCGCCGGAGCTTTCCTCTGACCGGGAGCTCCGGTGCCTTTTTTTCTTTTGTGGTTCCATTGGCCCAAGGCCCTCCGTGATCTGATTTCGCGACCGTAACCGGCGGCGCTGTCGTTTTCACGGAATCCATTCCATCCGATTTTTTCCTTGACCCAACTTCAGGGGTGTTTTCGTGCGTTCAATTTCCAAACAGGACAGTGCTTTTCTCAAGGCGGCGACCGCTGCGGCTTATACCGCACTTGGCGGCGTCAGCCGGACAGCAGAATTGCTCGGTGTCGCGTCGTCGACGCTGACAAAATATGCGTCGACCGGGGCGGAATGGGCGGAAAGCTTCATCCGGCTGGATCTCGCTGTCGAGCTGGATCGGCGCACGTCGCATCCGTTTTTGCTCTCCGCCATTCAGCAGCTTTTGAGCGATGCGCCGGCCACGGATGGCTGGGCGCTGACTGCGAGCGCTGTTCTGCGCCTCGACGGGGTTCTGGATGATGTGGTGCGCGAAGTGGCACGCGCGATCGAGGACGGTCATGTCGATGCCGCCGAACGGCTGGCGGTGCGCAATCGGATCGCGGCGGCGCAACGCAACCTGGCGCTCCTTGATGCGACGATCGTCAGGAGCGGCCAATGACCGGAAAATACAGCTCGGCCAACAACACGGTGCAGGCGATCGTCGCACTTCTGCCTGACGATCCACTCGCTGCGACTTCCGAAGTGCTGACTGCTGCTGCGCTGGTTGCGATCTCGGCCGGCCTCGACGATGCGCGCGCCGTCAACGGTCTGAAAGCGTCGCTGCAGAAGTGGCGGGAGTTGGGCGTCGGCGAGGAACGGCACTGATGACTGATGGTTGTCATCTGACCCTGCCGGGCAAGATCTCGCCGCCGTCTCCATTGCCGTCGACGCTCGATGTCCGGCTTGAGCCAATGGCGCTGGCTTTCCTGCGCAAGCTGGAAGCGTCCGGTGGGCGCCTTTTTCTCGAAACCGACGATGACCGGCGGCATGCACAGGGGTGCTTGCGCCAGGGGCTTGGCGCGGCGGCGCCGGACGATCGCCGTTGTTTTTCCATTTCGCCGAAGGGCAGGGCATATCTCGCCCGGCTTCGCGGCGCCGAGTGACCCTGACAGCAAAGGATGATGCGCATGCGAAAGATTGAAGTTTCCCGCGCGGATCTGCGCCAAGACGTGGCGGCCGGTCCGGCTCCGATGCTGCAATGGATCGAGATTGAAAACCTTGTCGTCGACGACGGCTATCAGCGCGATCTGAAGCAGAACAACTGGAAGAATATCCGCAAGATCGCGGCCGAGTTCTCCTGGTCGAAATTCTCGCCGGTGTTCGTCGCACCGGTCGAGGGGGGGGCTTATGCGATCATAGACGGCCAGCACCGCAGCCATGCCGCAGCGATGTGCGGCTTCAAGACCGTGCCCTGCCAGATCGTCCAGATGACCCGGCAGGAACAGGCCGCCGCCTTCGCGGCCGTCAACGGCGTGGTCACGCAGGTCACGCCGCACCAGCTCTTGAAAGCGGCGCTCTCGGCAGGGGAGGATTGGGCCGTGAATGCTGATGCGATTGCCCGCGAGGCGGGTTGTCACCTGATGACTTTCAACCGCTCCTTCAGTGAGCGGAAGCCCGGCGAGATCTACGGGATGAAGGGATTTCTTGCGATCATCGAATGCCGCCCCCGTGGTGTGCTGATCGCCGCACTTCGGTTGCTCAAGTCCGCCGAAGGCTATGGAGATAGCCCGGAAATCTGGGCAAGCGGGCTCTTCAATCCCTTTGTCCTGGCGCTGACGGAGCGAGCACCGGCACTTGCCAATCCCGCCTTCCGAGCCGCCCTGGAAGAGTTTGATTTCTGGGAAATGGCTGACCAGGACGAGAATGCCCGGCGCATCGCGATCCGGACCGGCAACAAGCATCCGCCGCGCACAGAAACATTGCGGGCCGGTGTGCTCGATTGGATCGACAGGACATTCCCGGCACGCATGGCGCTGCCTCATCCCGGTGTCGCGGCATGAGCGATTACGATCCTTACAATCCGCGCCGGAGCGGCAAGGCTGCAGCTGCCGGCGACGACACCGAAACGCCTGAGGCGCGGCCTGCCGACGAGGCTGCGGCGAACCGGGCACGCACCGCGTCGGTCAACGGCGTCGCCAGCGACCAGCTCCTGAGTTTCATCGAACGCATCGAGCGGCTGATCGAAGAAAAGCAGACGATCGCCGACGACATAAAATCCGTGTTTGGCGAGGCCAAGGGTACGGGTTTCAGCCCGAAGACGATCCGCAAGGTCATCGCCATCCGCAAGCAGGACCCTGCCGAGCGTGCCGAGCAGGAAGCCATTCTCGACACCTATCTGGCCGCGCTGGGGATGATCTGATGCCGAGAGATGCAAGCGCCCCCATGGCTTCGCCCTACGAAATCATGACCGGGATGAACATGAGTGTTGCGCTGCGTGTCGATCAGATCGATGCCGGCAATCGTCTGCGCATCGTCGATCCCGAGAAGGTCGAGGCTTTGAAATCCTCGATCAGCGAAATCGGGTTGCGCACGCTCATCGCAGTCACCGGCGACCGGAGAGCGGATGGCGATCCTTCGATTCGCGTGCGCTTGGTCGCTGGGGCGCATCGCCTTGAGGCAATGCGGCAACTGGGGCGCGAGCATGTCGGCGTGGTGTTCGAGGATGGTGACGACCTCGATGCGGAACTGTGGGAAATCGATGAAAACCTGATCCGGGCAGAGTTGACGCCTGCCGATCGTGCGCTTTTCGTCTTCCGGCGGAAAGAAATTTATCTCCTCAAATATCCGGAAACGGCAAACGGCGGTGACCGTCGATCAGATCGCCAAGTTGGCGAACTGAAACAAGAAGATAGGCAACGATTTACAGTTGCGACTGCGGTCGCCACCGGGCAATCCGAGCGGGCTATCCAGCGCGATGCGGAGCGCGGCGAGAAGATCTCGGAGAAGGCGCTGCGCATGCTGCGCGGCACGCATCACGACAAGGGTGTGACGCTGGACCGCCTGAAGGCGTTGCGGCCGGACGAGCAGGAGGTCTATGTCAAGGCGCTGTTCGATGCCGACAAGGAAAAGACCCGTGAAGCGAAGGAGCTTCGTGAATCCAAGCAGAAGCTTAGCCGCTCTGTCCGAAACGAGATCATCAAGGCGATTGCCGAGAAGGGGACGGCCGTTGCCGGCGAAATGCCGCGGGCTGCCTTTCCGGTCCTCTATGCCGATCCGCCCTGGGAACAGGAAGCCTATTCCGACGAGACGGGGCAGGACAAGGGTCTGCGCTATCCGGCCATGCCGCTCGACGCCATCAAGGCGCTCTGCGCCGGCGACAGTTCGCCCGCCACGCGCGATGCCATCCTGTTGCTCTGGACGACGGCAAGTCGCCTGAAGGACGGGCTCGACGTGATGGCGGCCTGGGGTTTTGCCTACAAGTCGCACCTGATCTGGGACAAGGTCAATATCGGCATGGGGCGCTGGGTGCGCGACCGGCACGAGTTGCTGTTGATCGGCACGCGCGGCGATTTCCCCGGCCTGATCCCCGGCACGCAGCCGCATTCGGTCTATTCCGAAACCAAGGGCGATCACTCTGTCAAGCCGACATGGTTTGCGGCGGAAATCGACCGGCTGTTTCCGGACCTGCCGAAGCTCGAGCTTTTCCAGCGAAAGGACAGCCTGCATTTCGCGGATGTGCGCAACGGTCCGACATGGTCGTTCTGGGGTTTCGAGGCGGGCGGCGACGAGCCTTCGACAGAAACGGTGCTGCCGGAAGTGCCGGTCGCGAAGGCGAACAAAAAGCCCCAAGACACAAAGCCTGCGAAAGAGAAGAAGCAGAAACTATCGCCATACCAGTTGGCACAACGCGAGAGTTGGGAGCGCAAGTCCTCCTACCGGTTGATGCTCGATGTCGCGGGCTGCGATGACGAGCTGCTTGTCAAGAAGGCATCAGCGGAGCTTCACGCCTATGATCGCGCTGTCCGTCAGGCGGATGTCGAGGGAATGCAAATTCAGCATGATCGCATCGATGCCATCGTTGAACATCTGTTCGGGTGCGATCTGGCGACGGACTGGCGCGGAACCGGTAGCCCGCCGAAAGGAAGCGGTCGGTTCGGCTGTCTTAACGACGCAAAAAAATGGTTGATGGCGCAACTTGCGGCGCCACCCGGCACTGTTCCGATGTTTGGCCAGCCCGGGCGTTTCCTGATTGAGCTTTTCGGATGCCGCGTCGATTTCGACTATGAAGGCCTGTTCGGCATTTGCGGCGGCAATGCCCATGTCGTCGACCTCGACAAGCCGTTCTTCTCCAATACCGGCTACCGGTCGTTTCAGGTCGGCGCGACCGTCATCCATTCCGGGGGGCTAGACTGCAAGAGCTACATGGAACGCGTCTGCACCGCGCAATTTACTGAAGGCGGAAAGAAGAAGGTCGTGCTGCACGGGCCGCCTTTAGGCACGCCATGGGTGCGCGGCACGGAAAAGGGTTTCGACGACCAAACCGGGTGGTTGCTGCAGAGGAGGGCTGACGACCCTGCCTATCAGCCGGGCGGCCACCTGCACGCGGCGATCTGGGGCGGTGCGGCCGCGTCCGGAGATGCCGAAGATTATGCCGGTGCGCCGGCCCTTCCGCTAACTATGGAGACCTGTGATGAGGCTTGAAACGACTGCGCGCATCCTGAAATCCGCCCTGACCGTGGTCAACCGCGTGGTCGAGGCCAGAACTACTATTCCCATTCTCGGCATGGTCAAGCTTGCGGACGGGACGGTCACCGGCACGGATCTCGATACCGAGATTTCGGTCAAGCTGCCGGCGAGCCGCTTCGAGGGGGCCGCATGCTTGCCGGCCCGCACGCTCATGCACCTGGTCTCGCATCTTTCGCCGGATGAAACCGTGCGGATCTCGGCGGGTGATGCCGGGGCGACCATCAACTTCTCGTCGGGGCGCTACGATCTGCCGACTTGCGATGTGGCGGATTTTCCTGAGTTCGTGATGACTGAGCCGTCCCCCATCGCACTCGATGGCGAGAGGCTGAAGAAGGCCGTGACATTCGCGGCGCCGTTCATGTCGAACGAAGAAACCCGCTATTATCTCAATGGCGTGCACCTATCGAGCGATGCTGCCGTTGCGACCGACGGGCACAGGCTCGGATGGCATCCGCTCGGCTTCGAGGGGGGGGCATTCGACAAGGCGATCCTTCCCAGGCGGCTGGTCGACACGCTGATCGCAGCACCTGCGCCGAAGTCCGCTTCGATGGCGAACAGTCGGATCGCGTTCGACATGGAGGGCATGTCCGTGCGCTCCAAGCTCATTGAAGGGACCTATCCGGACTATCGCCGCGTGATCCCGACAATGTCTGAAAACGCCGCACGCCTGACGCTCGACCGCGCTTCTTTCCTCAAGATGATGGCGCGGCTGGCAGCGATGGGGACAATGCGAGGCGGCTCCGGCGTCACGCTGGCATGGGACGATGCCCGCCTCGCCGTCGCGGCAAAGGTCGATTTCGAAGAGGTGACGGCGCGCGAGACGCTGGCTGTGCTCGGCCCGTCGACGGGTGGCCGCCAGACATACAACGCGCATTACCTCGCGGGCGCCATGCGGCGGATTCGATCCGAGATCGTCACGATGTTCTGCGAGGATGGCAGCACCCCTTCGGTCTGGCGCGGTGACGACGACAGTTTTATCGTGCTGATGCCGATGCGCGGCCCCAAGGAAGATTTGGCCGCAAGCCTCCTGACGTCGTTGCAGGCCGGAAAACCGCTGGACGAGGCGGCATGACGGCAGTTCTTCCCATCATCGAACAGCTTGCCAGCGCGGCTGATGATGCCGTGCGGGCGCGCTGGCTTTTGCGCGTGCCGGAGCATGTGCTGTCGCGCGATCACGTCGCCATTCTCGGCCTGCTCGCCGCGGCTGGCTTTCAGGATGGCATTGCCGCGCTGAATGCCGAGGTGGCGGCCGCATCGGCTGTCCGCGACGAGAGCGGTGCTATCCCGCAGACCATCCGCCTGGCGCGGGAATATGCCCGGATCGGGCTCAAGATCGTTGCGCGGGGTGGCGCGATTGGAACGGGGAAAGGGTGACGGACAGGTGAGCCAGGAAGCGACGATTCGCCGTGGTGTGCGCAATGCGCGCTATGCGGCTATACCCAATCATGTGTTCGAGGACGCGCGGCTTTCGATGGAGGCGCGTTGGCTGCTCAGCTACCTGCTTTCCAAGCCGGACAACTGGACCGTTGTCATTGGCGACATCGTCAAGAAGGGCAATTGCGGGCGCGACAAGGCCCGTAAGATGATCGCCGAGCTGGTGGAGTTCGGCTATGCAGAACGGGAGCAGCAGCGCGACGACGGCAAATTCGGGTCATCAATTCTAGTGATCTATGACGAGCCAAGCGTAGGAATTCATTCCGATAATTCGGCTGTCGACCAGAGTGTTGCATTTCTACCGCAGACTGATTTACCGGCGACGGCAAAACCGGCGCCGGTTTTGCCGTCGCCGGTAAAATCGGCACCTAGTAATAACTTAGATCTAGCAAATACTGAAAACCAGCAGGGAGAGGGCGCGCGCGATCAGGGGGAAAGGGAAGATGACACCAGATCGCTCGAAAAGCGCTACCGGGCGCTAGAGATAGGGAAGAACGGCAAGCCCTGGCCGCGCGTCCTGGCCTCCGGTGGCGACTGGGGGTTGCGGCACTTCCTCCATCTGACGCCGGAAGAGCGCCTGCGGGCAGAGGATCGGCGGGACGCCTATCTGGAGGCCTGCCCGAAAGTCAGCAGTGGGCCTCGCAAGGGTGAGCCGGATGCTCCGCCGCTCGGGGTCTATCTTCGTGACAAACGGTTCGATCTCGTCGCGGCCATCGCTCCCCAGGCCATCAGGAAAACCACGGTGGCCGAAACAGTCCCTGTTGCGCCATTCGGACCGGTATGGGCCGTGCTGCGGGCGCTGGCGTTGCTGCGAGGTCCGGAGGCGATCGACATGCCGCTCGATCTGCGCGACAGCGTTCGCCAGTCCTTCGAGACCTTGCGGAAGTCGAACGAAACGCGGGCGCTATCCTACCTGCAGCGCAAGGACATCACGTTGGTCGGCAAGGATGAACTGATCTTCCCGGCCAATTTCGAACTGGAGGAAGGCAAGCGCCGGCAGCGGGATACTGGTTTTCCGGAAGTTGATCGACTGCACAAGCTTGCCCGCCAGCGCGAGAGAGGCGTGGCCGAAGCCCGCTTCGCTGCGCTTGTTGACCTGTGCGAGCCGGTGAAGGTCACCGACGATCTGTTTCAAGAATGGAAGGCGCATGACGATGCGGTCGGTTGGCCGTTCGTGCCCGATCCGGGCAGCCATCCTGTGGTCTATTTCCCAAAAGGTGGCCCGAACGGGTTGGAAGAATTCGAACAGGCCGCCAACGCGGCGATGGAAAAGGAGCGGAGCGATGAACATGCAGCGTAGGATCACAGGAACAAAGCTCCCCTATCGGCCGATGCTGGAAGCGGAGCTTTCCTCAGGGGAGCGTCAGCGGGTCTATGCGGCACAGCGGCGGGTGCATCTGATGGAGCGAATCAGGAGCGCGCACCTCCATGCTGCGTCGCGCGATGTCATTGAATCGAAGCCCAAACAGGCGAAATGGTTCTGCCTCAGGGTCGAAGGCGGGCGCGAATTCGCTGTGGAAAAACTTTTGTGCGATGCGAATGTCGAGACATTCTTGCCGCAGGAAAAGAGGATGCTGGTTCGTCGCGGCAAGAAAATCGTATGCGAATTGCCGGTCTTTCCGAACTACATGCTGGTGCGGATCGTGCCCTCTGAGGAGGCTTTTGACGGGCTGAAACGGGTCAAGTACGTTGCTGATATCGTCGGCGGGGCGAACGGATATCATGTCGTCAGTCAGAGCCATGTCGATGTTTTCAAACAGATTTGCAATGATGCTTCCGCTCCGAGGATTGCCACTGACAAGACGATCTCGGATGGCGACAGGGCAGACATCACGACGGGGCCATTTGCCGGTTTCATGTGTCTCGTCGTCAATGTGACCTGGAGCAGGCAGGCACGGGCAAAGGTGGCCATTGATCTCGATGGCAAGGTGTTCGAGATCGAGAGCATGCCTCTTGCGTTTCTGAAAAAGCTGTGAGCTTATTCCTGCAACGGACGCACTGGATGACGTAACCCTCCGATCCCCTCAGTCTCGCTACTGAGGGCAGAGCAGGCGAAAGCCTCAGGGATCTACGCACCGGACCCCGCCTTGACCGCCTCACATACGAGGCACCGATTCAAGGCCAGTGCGCAAGCTGTGTGATTTGCAATCCTCTCTGAATTCAAGGCGGCCTTAGGGTCGCCTTTTCTCGTCTTAGAGTATGGAGTTTTCATTCCAGAGCAACATTGCCGAGTGGACGCGGGATCTTGAGGATATCTACAAGCGCCAGATCCCTTATGCCACTTCGCAGGCTTTGAACGACACGGTCGAGAACATTCGTGACTATCACCGGATGATCCTGCCCATCATCTTCGATAGGCCTACGCGATACACCTTGAACGCGCTACGCGTCCTAAAGGTGGACAAGCGCTTCGGTGGTCTGAGGGCAGGCATCTTCTTCAAGGAAAGTAATCGGAATGGCACGCACTACCTTCGGCCTCAGGTTGAAGGTGGCGTCAGACCGAAGAAGGCGTTTGAGCGTTGGCTGATCGCCAAGGGCATCATGCACTCGAACGAGTATGCGGTTCCCGCCTCGGGCTTGAAGGTTGATGCTTCGGGCAACGTGCCGATCGGTATCATCACCTCGATCTTGTCGCAGTTACAGGCTGGGTCCGACGCGACACAGTGGGAAACCAAGACGTCCCGCAAGCGCAACAGCAAGACGAGAAGCCGGTACTTCCTATCCGTCGAAGGGTCGCGGTTGCGGCGGGGCATATGGCGGCGCAAGGGCAAGGATACCATCGAACCCGTCTTCATCTTCGTGGGTGCCGTGACGTATCGGAAGCGCTATGACTTCTATGGCATCAGCGAGGATCGGGCGGCGTCCTTCTTCCCTGCTCATTTCGAGGAATGGATGCGCAAAGGCATCGCTGATCAGCGCGGCTATCGGATGGGCAAAGGCTTATCAGCCCCTGTCTCAAACTGGTCGATGCCCGACTGAAATCCCCAAATCAAACTATCGAACCCGCACGCGATGCCCTGACCCCCGCGGGTCCTTCTGGCGAAATACAAGCCCGCGAGGCAGTTCGTACCCTGGTGTTTGTGGCTGTGTTGGGTGTCGAGCTGGGTCTCTTTGCCGTTGTTGTTGTTGTGATCCCCAAGGTATGACCGAGAATATCAGCGAGCTGACAGACAGCCAGATCGAAACGATTGTGGCGCGGCACCCTCTTCCCGAGGGCGTGGCGGACTGCACCATGACGCGGGAAGAGCTTGCCGATGCGCTTGCTGTTTCCCTGCCGACGATCACGGAATGGATTAACCGCGGGATGCCTGTCCAGGAGCGCGGCGGACAGGGCAAGGCCTATGAGTTGAGGCTGTCACATTGCTGGGCGTGGCGGCAGGCATGGAAGGCGCAGGAGGATCTGCGCACCGAACAGGTGAAGCGGTCGCAGGCCGCGATGCGGCTTGCCCTGGTCGGCGGTGCCACGGGCGATAGCCTGGAAGCTCTCGACCCGAAAACCCGCCGCGAGATCCTTGCGGTGCAGATCGAGCAGGAGCGGTTCCAGCGGGAGCGCAACGAGCTGCTGAAACGGGACGATGTCGCCGAAACGTTCGATCAGTTCTATGCGATCATCCGCGACACTATGGAGAGCGCGCCAGACCGCATCGAACGGCGTGAGGCAATGCCACCGAAGGTGACGGCCGCACTCGTCGACATCTGCGACGAACTGGTCGACGAACTCCGCCGGCGGATTGCAGACTTCTGGAGCAACCGGCCGGTTCAGGCGGTCTCGACGAAAGCAGACCTGTTCGATGCTTAGCGCCGATTGGGTTCGTTTCATTCCGGCTGCAGCCGCACCTCGGTTCGCCAGTGCTGGCGATATCGTCATGGAGCGCTTGCCAACTTTACGGCCGGCACGCCGGATCGACGTTCCGACATGGGCGGAGCAGCATCGCCGCCTCGCGACAACCAACTATCAGGGCCTTTGGCGCAACGACTTCGCACCGTACATGATCGAGCCATCGCGCATGGTGACGTCCCGCAAATACGGGGCTCTCGTCTTCGTTGCTCCGGCACGTACCGCGAAATCGGAAAGTCTGGTCCTGAATGTGATCGGGCATCGGATCGACTGTGCTCCCTCCGACGTGCTGGTGGTTTGCCAGACGCAAGACAGTGCGAAACAGTTCTCGGAGAAGAAACTGGCACCGATGCTGCGCGCCAATCGGGATCTGACGGAAAAGCAGGCGACGGGCCGGGGCGCAGATAACATTCACGAAAAGCGTTTTGCGGGAAATATGAACCTGCAAATCCGCTGGCCTGTCATCGGTTATTTCAGCCAGAACGAGTACCCGATCGTCATTTTGACGGATCGGGATCGCATGCCGGACGATGTCGACGGCGAAGGCGATCCGTTTGCCCTTGCCCGCAAGAGGACGCAGCACGCCGGCTCTCTCGGCATGGTGATCGAGGAAAGCTCGCCAGGCCGGCTCATCGTCAATGATGAGTGGAAAGCAGCAACACCGCATGAGGCGCCGCCCTGCACTGGCATTCTCGGTGACTACAATCTCGGAACACGCGGGGCGTTCTACTGGATTTGCCCATCCTGCGGTGATCCATTCCGGCCGGAGTTCGACTGCTTGCAGTGGGAAACCAAAGCGACGCCAGGCGAAAGCGCTAGGACCGCCGAAATGGTGTGCCCGAATGGCTGCTGCATCCCGCCGAACCAGAAGTTCGCTTGCAACCAGGCAGGCATCTGGCTGCACGAAACCAACGACGGGAAGGACGTCTGCGAGATCAGCGACAGCCGGATTCGGGATACCGATGTTGTTTCCTATCGGTGCGAAGGTCCGGTCGCAGCGATGCAGAACTGGGAACAACTTGTTTCCCGCTATCTTCAGGCGAAGGTCACCTATGACACGACCGGCGACGAGCAGGCGTTAAAGGCCACGATCAATCTCGATCAGGGCAAAGCCTATCTGCCGCTGGTTCGCAACATTGGAGAATCGGTTTCCGAGGACACTCTGCGGGCGTTGGCGGAACGGTATCCGCTGAAGATCGTCCCGGCGACGGCGCGGTTCCTGACGGTGCAGGTCGACATTCAGGGCAATCGTTTCGTCGTGCATGTCGACGCGTGGGGCGAAGGATTGGAGCGCTGGCTGATCGACCGGTTCGATATTGCCCAGCCGCCGGAAACGGCGCCGGGTGGCGAGCGCGATGCGAAGGGCAATGCGTCAAGGGCAATCGATCCGGCGCGGTACATCGAGGATTGGGCCGGGCTTCCGGACCTGCTGCATACGACCTATCCGGTCGAAGGCAGCGCGTTCTCACTTATGCCGGTCGCCATGATTATCGATAGTGCCGGCCGACCGGGTGTCACGCCGAATGCCTACCGGTTTTTGCGAAAGGTGCAAAAGCAGGGCCTCGGTCAGCGGATCTTTCTTTGCAAGGGCAGTTCCCGCCTTGACGATCGCGCTCGGTATGTCGAGCCGGAGAAGATCCTGCAGCAGAAGGGCCGGCGGGTAGGCGATATCAAGCTGATCTTCGTCGGCACCAACAAGCTGAAGGATGAAATCATCCTTGCCTTGACCCGCAAGGAAGATGGCCCGGGCAAGTATCATCTGAGCGAGCACCTGCCGGCGCAGGTTTTCAGCGAGATGACCGCCGAAGTGAAGACCGAGTCCGGTTGGGAGCGCCGCAAGAGTGGGCTCGCGAACGAAGCCTTCGACCTTTCTGTCTATGGCAAAGCGCTGGTGCTGATCCTCAAGGGCGAAAAGATCGACTGGTCGAACGCTCCGCATTGGGCTCGTCCCGCCAACGAGAATTCCTTCGCCGTCCGACAGCAGTCCACTTCTGCGAAACACGAATTTCTTCATCCGACGCCCGCCCGTGGCCGGCGCGTTCGTTCCCAAGGTATCTGAACATGGCAGGCATCACGCTCGATCAGGCGCAGGCGCAGCTCGATCTCTGGATCGGCGCTTCTGCAGCTGTCGCCCGGAAGCAATCCTATTCGATCGCCGGACGGTCGCTCACCCTTGCCGATGCGGCGGATATCCGCAGCAACGTGGAATACTGGAATAATCAGGTCCAGAAACTTTCTGCGGCCGCCAGCGGCCGTGGCCGCATCCGTTATGGGGTTTCCGAATGAAGCGGCCGGTCATTCCGATGACGATCATTGACCGGGCGATCTCGGTGTTTTCGCCGGAGCGCGCGCTGCGACGTCATCAGGCGCGGACGATGCTGGCGCTGGCGACCGGCGGTTATACCGGCGGCAAGAAGAATCGACGGCAGACGCAGAACTGGATCGCGGAAGGTGGCAGCGCCAACCAGGATACCGTACCCGATCTGCCGACGCTGCGCGCCCGCTCCCGCGACATGCGCCGCAACGTGCCGATTGCGACCGGCGCCATTGCTACCCGAGTGACGAACGTGATCGGCGAGGGCCTGAAGGTCTATCCGAATATCGATCGCAATGCCCTCGGCCTGTCGGTCGAGCAGGCCAGCGAATGGAACCGCAAGGCGCGTGCGGAATTCGAGCTTGCCGCATGGACCGCCGATTTTACTGGCGTGCACAATTTCGAGGAACTGCAGGCGCTGGCTTTCAGCTCGACGGACGAGTCTGGGGACGTCTTCCTGATCCGCCGCTACCGGAAGGATCCCGGCGATACCTACGGCACCAAGCTGCAGGTGATCGAAGCCGACCGGGTATCTAACCCGAACAATGCCATGGACAGCGACGAGATCGTCGCGGGCGTCGAAAGCAATGCGGATGGCATCATTCGCGGGTACCACGTCACCGATCGCCATCCGGGTGATATGTTCCGCAAGGCCATGACGTGGCGGCGGGTGCCAGCCTTCTACAATGACGGCCGTCCGATCGTGCTGCATCTGTTCAAGCGCATGCGGCCGGACCAGGCGCGCGGCGTGCCGTTCCTTGCTCCGGTGATCGAGATCCTGAAGCAGTTCGGCGAGTACACCGACGCTGAAGTGCAGGCCGCCGTCATCTCCGCCTATTTCACGGTGTTCGTGAAGGGCGCACCAGACGGCTCGTCTGGTCCGCTTCCGACATCCGCCGATGCCGGGCCGTCGAATGGAAAGGCGGAAGTGAAGCTCGGCGCCGGCGCGATCATCGACCTTGCCGAAGGCGAGGACGTGGTCATTGCCGACCCGAACCGGCCTAACCCGAATTTCGATGCCTTTGCGCTGGCCATCCTGCGGCAGGTAGGTGTCGCGCTGGAAATCCCGCTCGAACTGCTGATCAAGCATTTCACGTCGAGCTACACGGCTGGCCGCGCTGCGTTGGAAATTGCGTGGCAGACCTTCCGGCGCGAACGGTCATGGACGGTCAAGAACCTCTGCCAGCCATTCTATGAATGGATCATTGAGGAAGCCATCCTTATCGGCCGCCTGCAGGCTCCCGGTTTTTTCAGTGACCCTGCCATTCGGGCCGCATGGCTCAAGTCGGACTGGTATGGGCAGACGAAGATCTCGCTCGATCCAAAGAAGGACGCCGAAGCCGACACGATCGATATCGGCAACCATACCAAGACGAGGCAGCAGATCGTCCAGGAGCGCACCGGCGGCGATATCGAAAGCAAGATCGAGCAGCTCGGCGTTGAAAGCCGGATGGCCCGTGACGCCGGATTGATACCCGAGCCGGCTGCGACTCCGGCGCCTGCGGCGGTTCCGGTCGTGCCTGACGACGACACCGACAAGGAGGAATGAGATGAACCCGACGCTGGCGATGATCCAGGGCTTTATGCAGCAGTTTGGCGGCCGTGCGGCCGGCGGGTTGTCGCCATGGGCTATCCGTGAGGATGGTCTGGCGGCCTCGCTTCAGACGGTACGCTCCATTCGTTCGCGTGAGGCCATGAGCGAGGCGGTGACTGCCATCAGCCCGATCAATCGCCGCGGTACGTCTCTTTCGCCAGGGTCCGGTAGTTACGCGACGCGTGTCGGCAATATCGCCATCGTGCCGGCGATCGGGCCGCTGGTCTCCCGTTTCAGCTGGCAATACTGGTCTTATGACGAGATCGTTCGCGACCTGCGCCTGGTCGGTTCAATGCCGGACATCGAGGCTTGCATCCTCGACATGGATACGCCCGGCGGCATGGTCGACAACGTCGATTCCGTGCCTGCCGAGATTGCACGGTTGCGCGAGAAAATGCCGGTCTATGCGCATTGCAACTTCTGCTGCAGCGCCGGGTACTGGATCGCCTCGGCGGCGGAGAAGGTCATAGCCAACAAGACCGGCCTCGTCGGCTCCGTGGGCGCGCTCATCCGCTATGTGGAAATGGAAGGCATCCTGACCAAGCTTGGCGCAAATGTCGTCGAGGTCATCGCCGAGCAGAGCCCGAACAAGCGGCTTTCCCGCGACACGCCGGAAGGTCAGGCCGAGCTGCAGGCGATCGTCGACGACGGCGCCGAGATGTTCATTCAGGGGCTTGTCGCCACGCGCGGGATCAGCCGCGAGTCGATTCTTGAAAATTACGGGCAGGGGCTGGTGTTTACGGCAGGCGAAGCGCTGAAGCGTGGCCTCGTTGATGAGATCGCCTCTCTCGAAGATGTTCTGACGGGCCTGGCGGGCCGTCCGAATACCCTACTCCTCGCGGCATCCGCCACCGCGAAAGCCGGAACCGAAAAGGAATCCACCATGCTTACACTGGAAAAATTGAAGGCGGAGAACCCGGATCTCGTTTCCGCGCTTCTCGCCGAGGGTGCCACCAGCGGCGCCAATGCCGAACGCGACCGTCTGCTCGGCATCGACGCGCAGGCCGCATCGCTGACCGGTCATGAAGAACTGGTCGCCAAGCTGAAGGCAGATGGCAAGACCACGCCGGCGGAGGCCGCCGTGCAGATCCTTGCCGCTGAAAAGGCCAAGAATGCCGAGCGTCTGAAGGGGCTGGAGCAGCTCGACCAGGCAGCTGCCGGCGTGAACAGCCAGCTTTCTGGCAGCACCGGTGGCGATGCCAAGAAGTTCCCGCAGAACGCGGAAGGCTGGAAGGCCGAATGGGAAGCATCGCCGAAACTGCAGGATGAATTCCCGACTGCTGAAGCCTATGTCGCCACCATGAAGCGGCAGGCCCCGAAGGCCGCCTGACGGGCGTCCTTCATTCCCCGACCCGGCGGCGCGCCGCCTTTCACAAAACAGGATCATCATCATGAAAACCTCGCTTTTCCTGGCGGCGGGCTTCGTCGCGCTTGCCCTCATCACGGTTGTGAATTTGCATATCGGCGGTGACGTCGTGCAGGCGGCCAGTGCCTTGCTGCATCAGAATGGCGGCATGGGGCTTGCCATGGCGACGCTCGCCGTTGCCAAAACCCGCGATTACCAGCTCGGCGACAACGAAGAATATCCGGTGATTGCCGCCGATATCATCTACCAGGGTGCCGCAGTTGGTGAGAACGGTTCCGGCTACAGCCGGCCGCTTGTTGCCGGCGACCCCTTCCAGGGCTTCGCGATCGCGACGGCCGACAATGCCGCCGGTGCTGCCGGTGCCATCAACGTCAACGTGCGCGCCAAGGGCCGCATCGTTCTGCCGATTTCGGCCCTTGCCATCACGGCCAACGATCGTCCGGCGGTTTATGCCAGCGATGACGACACCTTTACCCTGACGGTCGGTTCCAACTCGCTGATCGGCTATGTTTCGCGCTGGATTTCGACCGGCTTTGCCGTTGTCGAATTCGACGCCGCCCTGGCAAAGGCTGCCCTGCAGGCCTGATCTCAACCCATCGCATCGTTCTAAACCATCGACGGGGCGTCGCTCCGGCTTCGAAAGGATCTTCCCATGCTTCCCCAGCAGTTCCAGAAAATCACCACCAATGGCGTGCGTGGGCTGATCTTTGCCCGCCTCGACACCGGCCCTATTTCCTGGGTCACCAATCTTGCCATGCGCATCCAGTCCGACCAGGCGATCGAAAGCTATGCGTGGCTGGGCAATGCGCCGGCCTTGCGCGAGTTCATCGGCGGTCGCCAGCCCGCCGAACTGAAGGAAAACGGCTTCACGATCTCCAACAAGGATTATGAAGGTTCGATCCGCGTCCAGTCGAAGGACATGCGGCGCGACAAGCTCGGCGTCCTCACCATCCGCGTCAACCAGCTTGCGGATCGCGCGCTCGATCATCCGGCAAAGTTGCTCTCGACCCTGATTCTCGCTGGCGAATCGGCCCTCTGCTATGACGGCCAGTATTTCTTCGACACCGATCATCTGGAAGACAGCAGCGGAACGCAGTCGAACAAGATCACGTCTCCGGCCGCCACTCCGGCCGCTCCGACAGTCGACGAATTCACCAAGGCTGTGCTCGCTGCGATCTCACAGATCTACGGTTTCAAGGATGATCGCGGCGAGCCGATCAACCAGTCGGCGACCGAGTTCGTCGTGATGGTGCCGACGAGCTACATGGCGACAGCACTGCTGGCGGTGACTGCTCTGCTCGGGACCGGCGGGGCCAGCGGTACCCTGACGACCATGGAAAAGTATTTCCGGATCACGGTCGTGCCGAACCCGCGCCTGTCGTGGACAACCAAGTTTGCCTTGTTCCGCACCGATGAGGCGGCAAAGCCGTTCATCCTGCAGGAAGAGAGCATCCCGGATGTTGTCGCTCTTGGTGAGGGCTCGGAGTTCGAGCAGCTCAACAAGGAACAGCTGTTCGGCGTCGATTGGAGCGGCAACGTCGGCTACGCCTGGTGGCAGCATGCCTGCCTGGTCACCCTGACCTGATCATCGGCCCTCTCGGCGCGCCCTTGAGCGGGCGCGTCCTTGCACTCCAGGAAGGATCAAACTCCGATGAAATACATAGTAACAGGTCCGTTTTGCCAGTTTGGGGTCGGCCAGGAACTGAAACTCTCCGCGGCTCAGATCGATGCCCGCCTTCACGCCCTCGACGTGCTCGACGACAAGGGCAAGGTGGCGGTGAAAAGCCTCGTCCAGTTCAAGAAGGGTGAGGAGATCAACCTTGCCCAGAAGGAAGAGGATCTGCCCAGCAGCCTTGCTGCCGTACTGACCCCTTCGTCAAAATCGCCGAAGGCCGAGAAGCCCAAAAAGGGCAAGCCCGGCGAACCGGACCTTATTGACCTCGACGCAATCGAGGACCGCCTTGAAAAGGCGGAGGCTGCGTTCAAGGCAGCGTTGGAGCGTCATGGCATCAGCATTGCCAAGGAACCGACTGCCGAGCAGAGGGAGCTTATCAAGCTTGAGCTTGACGAGCTTCAGGCTGCGAAGCGCGCCTATGATGAAGCCATCGGTGAAAACTGATGGCGATCGAGACGGATGCCGACCGGCTTCTGTTCCTCGATCCCGAGGAATTCGGGGCCGTCGCCATCTGGACGACGGCCTCGGGCGCCAAGCCGGCCATCAGCTGCATCTATGACGACAGCTTCGTTGCCCTTTCGGCTGGTGATCTGGAATTCACGCAGGAGGGCGGCCGGCTGCAGCTGACCATGCGCAGCGCCGACGTGCCTGCGGATGCCAACGTCAAGAATTCGATCACCGTCAGCAGCGAAGCGATCGGCACGAAAACCGTCAAAGTGATGGAATTCCAGCCTGACGGCACGGGAGTGACCATCGTTCGCGTACAGGAGGCCTGATCCATGGCCCATATCCGCCATCAGATCCGTCAAGCCGTCGTCGCCCTGATCAAAGGCAGCTCGCTGGTCGGCGCCCGTGTCGAAGCCTCGCGCGCCCGGCCGCTGCGGCGCAACGAGCCGACATCGGCTTTCGTCTACACATCGACCGAGCAATCGGAAGACATCGACATGGGCGGGACGACGCAGGAGCGTGCCATCCGGGTGAAGATCGACACCGTGACGAAGGGTGACGAGGACGCGCGGCAGGACGATCTCGATGGTTTTGCGGTGTTCGTCGAAAAGGCCTTCGCCAACGATCCGCGGCTTGGCGGGCTGGTGAACGCCATTCAATACCGGACGACAGATTTCGCCGCCAATACGGAGGGCGAAAAGACATTTCAGGTGATGTCGATGACCTATGACATCGCGGTCCTGACCCACAATACCGACCCCGAAACCGCGCTTTAAGGAGAGCATCATGGCCGTGCATCATGGCAAGAACGGAAAGGTCAAGATCGGCGCGAATGCCGTTGGCCACGTGCAGAAATGGTCCGTCAACCAGAATGTCGAAGCAGCCGACACGACGGCCATGGGCGCCTCATGGCAAACGCACCTGACGGGCATCCCCGGCTGGTCCGGATCCGTCGAGTGCCTCTACGACCCCGCCGATACCACCGGTCAGGTCGCTCTTGAGATTGGCGACTCCGTTACGTTGGGCCTCTACTCCGATGGCGACGCGGCCACGAAGAAGTATTTTTCGGGCACTGCCTCGGTCACCAGCATCCCGGTCGAAACCGACATGAAGGGTCCGGTAAAGATCAGTTTCAACTTCCAAGGTAATGGCGCGCTCACGATCGAAACGGTGTCGGCGTGAGCAGCGTGCTTGAACGCGCCAAGGCGCATTATCAGGGGCTGCCCCGCCGGGACATCCAGATCCCGGAATGGGGAGAGGCAGGCAAGCCTGCGATCATCACCTGGAGCAAGCTCACTGTCAACGAGCAGGACCGTATCTACGCGCCGATCGGTGGAACCTCTCCCGGCGGTGGCACGGTGCGGCTTCGCGCCGTTCTCATCAAGGCCTGCGACGAGAACGGGAAATTGCTGTTCGACGGCATGGACGAGCATTCGCTGCGGTACGAGGTCGATGGCGACATTGTCGGGCGGATCGCCAACGCCATCCTGTTCGGTGCAGGCCTCGTTACCGACAAGGGTGAAGGCGTTCCTGCCGGCGACCAGGTGGACGCGGCAAAAAAGCCCTGAAGGCGGCGCCGGGGCGGGTGATCATTCATTCGCTTGGTGCCCGCCTCAACAAGACGATCGGTGAAATAGAGGCGATCCCCTACACCGAACTGATCGACTGGATCGCCTTTTTCGAACTTTCAAAGGAAGAGGGATAGCAGGATGACAGATCGTTTCGCGGGCGTCGATCCCGAGGACATGACGGGCCCGATCATCGGCGGCGCCGCGGTGACACCGGGCGATGCGACCGATATCGCGCAGCCGAGCCGGGTTGTCTATGTGGGTACCGGCGGCCACCTGGCCGTGCGGCTCATCAGCGGACAGAACGTGACGTTCCAGAATGTCGCCAGCGGCGCGATGCTGCCGATCCGTGTCGACCGCGTGCTTTCCACCGGCACGACGGCGACAGGCATCGTTGTCCTCTACTGAACCTTCGATGGGAGTGATGCGCGGTGCGTGATCTGGAATTTAATATCCGGGCGTCCGACAAAACGAAGCCGGGGTTCGATGCAGCGAGCCGCAACGCCCGTGCGTTCAACGGCGAGCTCGATCTTGCATCCCGCGGTTTCCAGATGGCCGGCAATGCTGCCCGGTTCTTTGCTGCCGGCTTTACTCTGACAGCCGTTGCCGAGTTCGGACGGACCGTGCGGGGGATCGTTGCCGACGCCGCGGGGCTTGTCGACCTGGCCGACAAGGTGGGCGTCACGACCGGTGACCTGCAACGCATGACGTTTGGTTTCAGCCAAGCGGGTGTTGCGGCGTCCGACGTGGACCAGATACTGACACAATGGTCGAAGCGCATCGGCGAGGCGCATACGAAGGGCGGGCAGCTCGCCGATATTTTCAAGGCGAACGGCCTATCGCTGACCGACAGCGAAGGGCGGTTGCGTTCTTCCGTCGACCTGATGCGCGACTACGCGGAACTGGTTGCGAATGCAGGGAGCGAGCAAGAGCAAATGACGCTTGCGACGGCTGCGTTCGGTCGGGCGGGCGGCGCGATGGTTCTGGCACTTAAGGATGGGTCCGCCGGCTGGGACGAGATGATGCGGTCCATTGACGACGCCGGGGGTGTTCTGGAAGATGAAATCATGCGGCGCAATGCCGAGATTGACGACCAGTTCGAAGCCATGTGGCAGACATTCGAAACGTCTTCCAAGAGGGCGATCCTGACGGCTGTCGCTGGTCTGGCTTCGCTTCAGGAAGAACTGGCGAAATACTCGCAGGCCCGCAACGCCGCCCTGGCCGGGCAAGACATGGGTGCGATGTTCGGGACTAAGGAACCGGCGCCATCGGCAACCAAGGGGGATCGCCCGAAGTCGGAAATCGATCAGCGGATCGACAGCGCATTCGGCGCGATGGGCGATCAACCGGACGGCGACGGTGCGCTTGAGCGCGAACTGCGGTCCCGGTACGGCAAGCGGACGGTGATACCCGGCGGGGACAATGACAATGATTCGCGATCACGCGCGACGAAGGCGGCGAAAGAGCAGGAAAGCGCCTATGAGCGGGTGATCGAGCGGCTGCGCGAAGAGCAGCAGGTTCTGGGTCTTACCGACATTGCCCGGCGGGTCGCGATCGAGCAGCAGCGTGCCGGTGTCGAGGCCACGAGCGCCGAGGGCATGGCCATCGCCGACTTGGTGACGAAAATCGAAACCCAGCAGACGGCATACGAGGCCGCGGCGGAAGCCAGCGAGTTCTTCAGTGACGCGCTGAAGGATGGGTTCTCGGACCTCATCCCGGAGATCGAGACGGGCAACCAGGCGCTCGACAGTTTCATCAACAAGTTGATCCAGGCCAGTGCCGAGGCGCTTCTTTTTGGCTCCGGGCCGCTGAGTTCCCTGTTCGGTACCGGCGGTGGCGGCCTCTTCAGTTTTGGCGGCGGCCGCGCAGTCGGCGGCGGCGTCGATCCGTGGACCGACTATCTTGTCGGCGAGAATGGACCGGAGATCATGCGCATCGGCTCACGGGGCGGACGGGTGGGCAACGTCGACGCGCCGGGACCGGCGGCGGGCGGCGGGATCAAGGTCGATGTCGGTGTCTCGGTCGATGATGAAGGAAACCTCAAGGCATATGTCAAAAGCGTAGCACGGCAGGAAGGTTCGGACGCCGCGGGCAATGCCATTACGCAGTATGACAAGGCAATGCCCGACCGGGTGCAGCAGATCAACCGCAATCCGAGGCGGCGCTGATGGCGGTCACCTATCCGTATCCCCTTTTTCGGCTGAATGATGTCCTTGCCATCGATTCCGTCGTCTGGGATATCCAGCGAAACGACGAGATGAGCGGAAGCGGAGACGGCCGGGTATGGCCCGCCGAACTGGCGCCGCCGCTGTGGACGGGAGCCGTTACCCTCACGACGGGTTATCACGCGGCCCTGAAGCAGGTTGCAGCGATCATCCGAAAGCTGCATGGCGCCCAGGAAGCGTTGTTTCTTTGCGACCCGCTTTCGCTGTATCCGCAATACGACCCGGCAGGGACAATTCTCGGGGCAAATGTCGTCACGATAGGCTCCATCGCTTCGAACCGTAGTTCCCTCAGCCTGGTTGGCCTGCCGGCGAACTACCACATTACGGTTGGTGACAAGATGTCGATCGCCTACGGCTCGGCGCCGACGCGATACGCCTTTATCGAGGCGTCGGAAACCATCATTGCGAACGGTTCCGGCGTGACGGCGCAGATCGGGGTGTTTCCCTTTGTGCCTGCCGGCATCGCGGCCGATGCTGTGGTCGACCTGAAGAAGCCGGCCTGCAAGTGCATCATCGTGCCTGGCAGCCATAGTCCGGGGACAGCCAAGGGTGTCTTTACACAGGGCGCCGGCTTCAAGGTGATCCAGAAGAAATGAGAAATCTGGACCCGACCTTCGCGGACGCGCTCAACGCCTCGCGAGACAGCGGGATTGTGCCTCGCACGTTCGTGTATGTGACCGCCAAGGATAGGGAGACGGGGGAACCGGCGTCCATCGGTCTGTGGAGCGGCGACGAGGACGTCGAGTTGACCGTGATCAGCGGCATCACCGGCCTGCCGGTCACCCGGAGCTATTATGGCGCGATCAACCTGACCGTCAGTTCGATACCGCGCGTTTCCGACCTCACGACGCAGACCGTCAGCATCGAGATGAGCCAGGTCGCGGACATTACGCAACTCCTGGTGCGCGGCTATGACGTGCGCCTGGCGAAGGTGGAGGTCCATGAAATCACGCTCGACACCTCGTCACGGCTTCCATCCGCAGTTCCGGACATTGCTTTTCTCGGCGAAGTCGACGGCGCGCCGATCGAAACCCCGGCTGTGGGGCAGGATGGCCGTATTACCATCAGTCTCGTCTCTGACGCGATCTCAATGCTGGAGCGTGCGAATCCCGCAAAGTCCTCCGCCGAGGGCCAGAAGCGCCGGAGCGGCGACCTTTGGGGCAAATATTCGTCCACGGTTGGCACGTGGAAAATTCCGTGGGGGCAAGACGCTTCATGATCGCATTGAAACGACGGCCGGACTGGCGGCGGCGGTTTTCCGACGAGATCGATCGCATCCGTCTGACGCCGTTTTCATGGGGCGCGCACGACTGCGGCCCCGGTCTGGTTGGCAATGTCGTGCTGGCAGTCACCGGCAATGACGTGGCCGCTGTCTATCGCAACCGCTATTCCTCGATGACGGGTGCGCTGCGCGTGATGCGAAACGACGGCTTTTCCAACCTCGCCGATCTCGTTGCTTCCTTCCTGCCGGAACATGAGCATGTCTCTCGCGCGCAGGTCGGCGATGTTGCTGCCGTGCCGATGAATTCATCCTTTGGCTTCGCGCTTGGCGTTGTGAACGGCGAGCGCATTTTCGTCCTGATGCCCGATGGCATCGGTACCGTCGATCTTCTCGACGCGACACGAGCATTCAAGGTCGGCTGAATGAAATTCCCCAATCTGCTACTTGCGACGACCGCGCTGGTTGCGGTGGCGACCCCGGCGCATGCCGAGCCGGTGACCATCGCTATTTTTGGCGCGGCCTTTGCCGCCAGCATTCCCGGTCAGATCGTATCGCTGGCGCTGATCGGCGCGCTCAACTTCGGTGTGTCTCTCGTCCAGCAGGCCCTGAACAAGGCGGACGACACCCGCGCGGCCGGCACCACCCTCAATATTCAGATCGGTGACGATCAACCGATTTCCGCGGTGATGGGCAAGGGCGCCACGGCAGGCAAACGCAAGTATGCGGGATCATGGGGCAATGGCGGCAAGACGCCGAATGCCTATCTTGTCGACGTGGTGGAAATCGGCAGCCTGCCTTGCGACGGGCTTGAGGCGCTGTGGGTCGGTGACCAGAAGGCGACGATCCTCTGGGACGAACCGAACGAAAACAACGTCGGCTATCCGATCGAGGAATATCGCCGCGACGGAACGGACCATTTGTGGATCAAGTTCTACGATGGCACGCAGACGACAGCCGACGATTATCTTCTCGACAAGTTCGGAGGGCATCCGGAACGCCCTTACGAAGAGGGAATGATTGGCCGTGGCTGTCCCTACGCTATTTTGACATGCCGGTTCGAACCCGGTCTTTTCACGGGAGGTGCGCCTCAGTGGCTGTTCGAGCCCGGATCTATCCTGTTCTACGATCTTCGGAAGGATTCTACGAACGGCGGCACGGGCACGCATCGCTGGTCCGACAAATCGACGTGGGAGCCATCGGACAACAACGCGGTCATCATCTACAACATCATTCGCGGCATCTACTACGGCAACGAATGGATCTATGGCGGGCAAAACCTCGCTGCGTTCCGGCTGCCTCCGTCCAACTGGATCGCCGGCGCGAACGCCTGCGATGCCGCCATTGCCTTGAGCGGCGGCGGGACGGAGAAGGCTTTTCGCGGCGGCTACGAGTTCCGCGGGGACGAACGGCCGATCGTTGCGATCGACAAGTTGCGCAAGGCTTGCAATGCGCGCATTGCCGAAGTGGGAGGCCGTTTCAAGATACTCGTCGGTGCGCCTGGTGCGGCGGTCTACGCGTTCACCGATGACGATATCATTGTCACCGAGGGACAGAGCCTGACGCCATTTCCGACGCTTGCCGAAACCATCAACGGTATCGAGGCGACCTATCCGGAGCCGGCCGAGAAGTGGGCGTCGAAGGATGCTCCGGCGCTTTATTCCGATGTGCTTGAGGCTGAAGACGGCAACCGCCGTCTCGCCGAGGGCGTGACGTTCGATGCCGCTCCGTTCGGCAATCAGGTCCAGCGCCTGATGAAGGCAATGATCCAGGACGAACGCCGCTTCCGGGTTCATCAATTCCATCTGCCACCGGACGCATACGCCCTTGAGCCCAACGACGTCGTTGCGTGGACTTCCGCGCGCAACGGCTATAGCGACAAGAAATTCCTCGTGACGTCGATCGCCGGCGCGCGGACGTTCAACCAGCTGGTCAATCTGCGGGAAATGGACCCGGCCGACTACGACTGGAATACCGACTTCGAACTGCCGACCACTTATGGATGGGTGGGCGACATCGATTCGCCCGTGCAGCCGATGACCGGGTGGGCGGTCGAGCCTGACATGGTGCCGGATGCGACCGGCACAGCTCGCCGCCCGGCGATCCGGATCAGCTGCGCATCCGATCTCGATGACGTTAAAAACGTATGGGTGCAAGTGCGGGTCAAGGCCACGGCCGCCAGCGTTTTCGACAGCGACGCAACCGCTTATGCGCCTCCCTACACCTGGCTGATTTCCGGTAGCTGGACGCTGCCCGCCACCGAGTACGAAGCGCGCGGGAAGTATGTTCCATATTCGAACCGCACGACGGAATGGTCGGATTGGCTGTCCGTCACGACGCCGAATCTCCGGATTTCGACCGATGACCTGACGCAGGAAATCCTCGACAAGCTCGACGAGCTCGATGAGTGGATCAGTGAAGACCTGCTGAACAAGGTCAACCAGACGATCATCGATCTGAATGCGGCGGTCGAGCAGATCGACCAGGAAGAACAGGAACGCATTGACGGCGCCATTGAGGCGGCTGATCGGTTCCGGGGTCTGCTCGACGAAATCGAGAGCATCCGCGACTATGTCGCCAATGCCGACTATGCCGGGTATCAGGCGCGCGAGGAAATCCGCCGGACGATCACGGCACGCCTCGAAGATTCGATCGCCAGCTTCGATGAGCGGATCACCACAGCCGTCAGCGACACGGCGGCGATCTCCGAGCGGCTGACGACGTTCGACGCCGAAGTAGGCGCCCTTGGTGCGCAGATCATCACCGTGGATACGGCGCGGGTCGACGGCGATGCCGCACTGGCCCAGCAAATCGCCCTGCTTTCTGTGGGGACGGACAACCAGTTCGATCCGGTCAAGTTCTGGGGTTTTGATACGACCGTCGAAGGCTGGACGGGAAATGGCGCGCCAACGGTTTCTGGCGGCTTCCTGCGGCCGGCCGATCATGCGTCCGATCCCTATGTGGTGTCGGATGTGGGGCTTTCGGTCGTTGCCAATACCTACCGCCAGGTGCGCGCCCGTGTCCGCAAGACCGGATCGCCGACATGGCAGGGGCTGCTCTGGTGGCGGGCCGATACCGATTCGACCTGGGATGCCGGCCGGCAGGACACGGTCTCCGTGCCGAGCTTCGACGCCAACGGCATCGGGCTGATCACCTTCAACATGAACTGGACCGGCACGGTCGACCGCATCCGGATGGATCTCTCGACTGCGCAAACGGCGACGGACTACTTCACGATCGACTGGATATCGATCGGCAGCCCGTCGCCAGGCGCATCGCGCGCCGAATTGCTGGCTGAACGCACCGCACGGATCGACAGCGACAGTGCTCTTGCCTCCGACTTCGTCGCGCTGGAAGCCGAGATTACCGATCCGGTCACCGGTCTCACAGCCATAGCGGGCGCGGTCACGGCTCTGGAAAGCACCGTCGACACGATCGGCGATACCGTAACGGCGCATAGCACGGCGCTGACCGGAATCAATGCAGAGCTGCTGGAAAAGGCCGACGTCGATGTGGTCACGGAACTTCAGGCGGAGGTGGAAGCCCTGGGCGGCGGGGGCATCGTCAGCCAGGGTTCCGCCGTCACGGCAATCCGCAACAGCCTGCTGCCGCTGGCAAGCGAAATCGTAGACCAGGAGTTTGCTAACTTCCTGTCGAAGATGGAAGGCCTGAAGGTCACGGCCGAGGCGTCCAATTCGCTCGACACTAAGATCACACTGACAGCCGAAAGCCTCGACATCCTGACGCAGGCCGTGACGCGCGTTCAGGCAGTCATTCCGGGTCTTGCGACATCGACGGCTCTTACGGCCCTTACGGCCCGGGTGACGGCGACAGAGAGTACGCTGACGTCTCAGGCAAGCTCGATCACCAGCATCAACGCAACACTGCCGCTCAAGGCCAACACTGCCGATGTGGATACGGCGCTGGCGACCAAGGCGTCCGCATCAGGCCTCACGGCGCTGACGGCACGGGTTACCCAGACTGAAGACGACATCGAAAGCCAGGCCGATGCGATCACGACGATCAACAGCACGCTCGGAACGAAGGCCTCGGTTTCTGCGCTTAATGCGCTGACGACGCGGGTAACGGCAACGGAAGGCGACATCGATGCGCAGGGCGACCTGATTTCGTCATTGACTACGACGGTCGGCACCAAGGCTTCGGCGACGGCACTCAACGCCCTGACCACAAGAGTTACTACGGCAGAGAGCGATATTGTCACGAAGGCGTCGGCGTCGTCGCTGACAGCCCTCTCGGCGACGGTCGGAGATAATTCCGCGTCTGCGCGCTTCAAGATGAGCGTGGTTTCCGGCCCTGGTGGTTATTCCAAGATCGGTGCGCGGGCGCGCTATGACAGCGGGGATACATTCAGGGCTGCCGGGTGGTACATTCTTGTCCCGGAAAATCCCGCCGAGGATACGTTATTTGGGATTGAGGCCGATCAGTTTGCCTTTTCTGACGGCGACAGCACCATCATTCCTTTCCGCATCGACGATGGAACAGTCTTCATCGACGATCTTCAGGTCACGACATCGAATATCGAGGAAGGGGCCGTCACTGTTGTTGAAGGGGTCAGTGGTGGTGGTTCTGTCGACACGGGAAGCAGCAGAACGATCAACGTCACGATTTCCCATGGGAACAGAGCGCTGATACCAGGGCTGAAGGTCAAGGTCACCGCGTCCGCCTCTTATTGGTCTCATATCTCTGACGGAGGTAGTGGCGGGATAGCAGGCAGCGCCACGTTCAGGAACGTGACCGATGACAACACGATCGCATTTTCCCGAATGCCGGTCGAATCCACGGGATCTTCGTTCGCTGCCACTTTCAGTTACACCTTCCTGCTGACGCCTCCAACAGGAAGATCGTCGACGCAATTCAGGCTCACCATAGCGGGGCGTGGAACCGTCGAAGACATGAACATCGTCGCCGAAGCTTTCAAGAAATAGGAGCCGTCATGGCCACCGTAGACATCCACACGGCTGTTGCTCTGCAGGAAGAGCGGCAACTGACCGAGCACTATCGCAATCGCAACCTGATCCTGGCACAGGCCGTCGCCGATCTCCGCAAGGAGGTCGACCGGCTGACTGCGCTGATGGGTGATGCAGAAGGAAAAGCCGAATGACGATTGCAACCAGCTACACCACGGGCACAGCTTCGGTCGCCAACGGCAACACAGCGTTGACGGGGTCGGGCACGAGCTGGCTGACATCCGGCATCCAGGCGGGCGACGTCTTCTGGGCAAATGGCCTTTCCTGTCGAATCCTTACGGTCAACAGCAACACGTCGATCACGCTGGCCTATCCATGGCCGGGAACGACGCTTTCCGGAAGCACCTACGAGATTCGCTTCACGCCTGATGCGACCCGTGTGCTGGCGTCGGCGCGGGAACTGATTGACATGCTCGGCGACGGCGACCTTGCGGCAATCGCGGGGCTCACGACGGCGGCCAACAAACTGGCCTACTTCACGGGTGCGGGCGCCGCCGCTTTGACAGACATCACCGCGCATGCGCGTGCCTTGCTCGCTCTCGGCGGTGGCAACGGCAAATTCCCCCGGTCCACGGGCGCGAACACGATCGTCATGCAGGATATCGTCGGGACCGTCGCGCAATCCGGTGGCGTGCCGACCGGCGCGATCGTCGAGCGGGGATCCAACGCAAATGGGGAATATGTCCGATACGCAGATGGAACTCAGATTTGCTGGATCACCAGCATCGCCGGCGAGGGCCCAGATACGGCAAGTGGAAACGTCTTCATGGGTGACATCGTCGTGTGGACATTTCCCGCAGCGTTCTCATCAAACCCCACAAAAAGCGGAGTTGCGAACAGTTCAACACGCTGGCTAGCAATCGCAAACGGGGCTTCGGCAACCACTGAAGCTCAATTCCGTGTTTTCTCTACAACCACGAGCTCCGCCGGTGGTACGCCGCAATTGATGGCAGTAGGAAGGTGGTTCTGATGCGCATCGCGTTTTCTCCCCAACGTTCGGACGCGACGCTCAAGGTCACCAAGGCCGGCGAAACGCTTAACATCAACAACAAGTCCTTTGATTTCTCGGTGATCCCGGAAGGCGGCATCCTGCCGGCAGCCGGCGTCGATTCAGACTTCGTCGTCGGCGATGTGCGCAGGGAGGGCGGAGCGCTGAAGCTGACACTGTTGCTGCCACATGGGCCTGACCCTGCACCGGAGGTCAGCTTTCCCGAACCGTTGATCAACCCGCCTGAGGGCCGGCTTCCACTGCCTGGCGCAGCGACGGAGGAATAGGACCATGGCAAACATCAATCTTGCGCTGCTTTCCACCATAGAGCAGCGCGCAGCAGAGGCGGCCGCGGAAGCGGTGTCGGACTATTCCGATGCCATTCAGGCGCACTTAGAAGCCAAGGCGGCAGAACGTCACTACGACAGCATCCAGTCGGCCGTCAGCTATCGCGGCGATCCGAATGCGCAGTTCGCAGCAGAAGCCGAGGCGCTGTTCGTCTGGCGCTCGGCAGTCTGGACCTATGCCACAGCAGAACTCGACAAGGTGACCGCCGGCCAGCGCGATCAGCCTGGCATTGAAGAGTTCGTCGGCGAATTGCCGACGTTCGTTTGGCCGTAGCCGCCCCCAAACTCACAAACATCGAAGGATAATTGAATGCGTCTCTCTCGACAGGGAGCGGCCGATCTTCGGCTGCATGAAGGTTTCGTCGATCACTGGTATCTCGACGCTGTCAAAGTGCCGACGATCGGCATCGGGTTCACCTGGCGCAGCAGCGCCTTTCGCGACTGGTGGACGAAACATAAACCAGGCCAGGCTTTCGCGCGTGGTGCGACGATGACACGCGCGGAGGCGGACGACTGCCTGATCCATCTCAGCGATACCGAGTTCGGTGCGGCCGTGAACAGGTTTCTCGGCAAGCCCGTGGCGCAGCATGTCTTCGATGCCTGCGACAGCGTCGTCTATAACTGCGGCGCCGGAGCGCTCAACTGGAACTGGGCAAAAGAGGCCAAGGAAAGCGACTACAGCCACGCCGCGACGCTTCTGCGAAAAACCGGCATCACGGCAGACGGACGAAAGCTCGCCGGCCTCGTGAAGAGGCGGGAAGATGAGGCTGTACTCCTTCTCACCGGGAAATATGCAACGGGTACGCCCTCGATGCCCACGGCTGTCGAAGCAGCCATGGCAGACGGAATGCTCGTACGTCACGAACGCGGCAATGCTGTCGCGCAGCTGCAGCGAGATCTCGCCCGCCATGGGTTCGATCCCGGCAGGCCGGACGGCATCTTCGGCTACGGCACGGAAGCGGCCGTACTCGACTTCCAGAAAAAAACTGGACTGACAGCGGACGGCAAGGCCGGGCCGCGCACGCTGGCGAAACTGGCGGCCTGATCTCTCAACCTCGAAAGGAACGACAATGGACAAGTTCGCGAAAGCAATTGCAGCAGCAGCAGGCGGCGCCGGTGTCGGCACGATCGGCATTCCGTTCATGCCGGCTGACACGCCCTGGTATGGCTATCTGGCGATCTACGCCATCACGATCGGGCTTCCCGCGGTGATGACGTACTTCGCACCGAAGAATGCCGGCTGAACCGGATGATCGATGCGACCGTGCACCAGCAGCTCGGAACGCTAATCGCGGAGGTCAAGAATCTCCGCGAGGATTTTCGCCGTTCAGAGGATAAATCGGACGTGAGCCGCGCTTCCGTCCATCGCCGCATGGATGAACTCGTCGATCGCGTCGGCAAGGTCGAAGGTGCGGTTGCGCAAGTCAATGATGAAGTGACGGAAATGAAGCCCGTCACCGACGATGTCCGCAAATGGAAGCTGATGGGGATGGGCGCGCTCGCCGTCGTCGGGCTCGGTGGCACGGCGCTTGGCGTCAGCATCGCAGGGTTCTTCGATCAGCTTTCGAAGTTCTTCAGGGGGTAATCATGATTGGCACTGGAACAGGCATCTGGGATTGCGCCCTGCGGGCGGGCGCTGGGGTGCCATTCGGTTATCAAGCGTTTCTCATCAAGCTCCCGAACGGCTCGTATGACGCATTCTACGTCAAGCAGTCCAATGGCTCACACCAACAGTTCGTCGCAAAAGGATAACAGTCATGGTTCAAAAAAGTGATGAACTGGCGGCGCGCAATCTGGCGATACTCTGGGGTGCGGATGCCGATGGTGTTGGTGGCCGGATTGGCCTTCCCCAGATCAGGTCGCGCAGCCGGGAAATCGCAGCGATTGGTGACAGTCGGAACGCGCTCCAATGGGCTGTAGCCAATGACGGCGGCTCCGACACTTTCGGTTATGGCCACCTCATGTGGTCGTCATTTCTGTCAGGTGGCAGGGTAGAGTTTCCATCGGCACTCAATTTCGCAGTCAGCGGCTACACGACCGAGCAGATCCTTGCGGCTGTTCCTGCGTGCATCACGGCGATGCGAGCGCGCGGCGCTACCACCGTTGTCTATATAGGTTCGACGAACGATCGCAACGCAGGTTGGGATGCCACGCGGACGATCACTGCGATCGACGCCGCTGCGGCACTCTTCCGTGATGCGGGGATCGAAATCATCTGGCTCGCCACGTCGCCTCGCGGAAATGGCAGTTTCTCCAGCTTGAGACTTACGGCAACGCAGTTGGCCTACGAGTTGAAGGTTCGCCGGCATCTGCTGCTGCGCGCCGAACAATACCGCGGCGAATACACCATCGACCCCTGGGAGGTTATGGCCGACCGCAGCACCACGACGGGAGATGTGCTCGCTGGCATGACGACAGACGGCTTGCACTTCGCATTGATTGACGGCTCCTATGTCGGCAAGCAACTGGCTGACTTGTTCGTAGTGCTCTATCCGGCCCGCCCAAAGCTCACCATGAGCAATGCCGATGTCGCCGGCGCAAACTTCGACCATGGAAACTTCGTCAGCAATCCTTGTTTCCTTGGTACCGCTGGCACGGCAGAGGCTGGCGTTACCGGAAGCGTCCCCTCATCCTGGACATCTAAGGCGCCGATCTCAGGGCTGGCGGTCGCGGCGAGCATTGCCACGGTCGGCGGCGCCCGCCTGCCGACGTTTGCGATTACAGGCACAGCCGCGTCTGCATCGAGTTGGGATCTGCTTCGCCAGGATGTTTCCACCGGCTTCAATGGGCTCGCCGTTGGTCAGACCTATCGGATCGAATGGCCTTTGGATTGGGATGCGTGCGCCAACATCTCGCATATCCAGCCGTTCCTGCTAGCCAACAATCTGTGGCGCCGGCACATGCGCGGTAGCACCGGTCTCGCCTGGCCCTCCGAAGCGCGTTCCGGCGTCATGATCAGCGACCCATTCACGGTCCCTGCAGGATCGACGCTTATGAGGTTCGGGCTCAACATTCAGACGGTTGCCGCCGTAGCGACTTCGCTGACCATCCGTGTCGGCGAGCCGTCGGTTCGTCGGATAGACTGACCCCGCGCCCCTTCATCATCAGTGGGCTGCTTACTCACGTCAGGCGATCATAACGCCATTACATGCCGCAGAACTAGTTGACCCGAATAGCGATGATTATGATCTGCGCTACAGCCAACAAAACGAACACGAGACAGATGCCTACAAAGAGCATGCGGTGCGCTTTTCCGAACTTGGTAGAGGCGTAGCGGGCAAAAGCCTCAATCAAAAGGTCATCATCAACCCGACGAAACCTTCCAACCGCGTTGGGTTTAAGCCGTCTGTACAATTCGTGGAGCGCCGCGACAGCGAACACCGGGAAAAATGAGCAGAGGCCGACAAAAACCGCAACCCCTGCTATTAGGATCACTACTGGTGGCATCGGCTACTCCGGATTTCTCATGCCAATATTACTTCCTCGAAACTAACTCGGCGACCATGAAGGAGGTCGCATTGTCCGGCAGGGTGCGATGCCCGAGGAGGGCATGCATGAACTCGATCGGATCGGTGTAGCCGAGGCTCTTCATCACCTCGTCAAAGCCGCGCTTGCGGATCGCGCCGAACAGCACGGCTCTGCCTGAAGGTGTCAGCCGCGGTTCGTGATGGCCGTCATATTCGAAGTGGGGCGGCCCGTTTGCGTCCTCATACGGTGCAACCTTGTCAAGTGCCTGGTGGACCACGTCACGGATGAACTTCGATCGGCCATGGGTTCCGCATACGCCGTCAATGCGCTCGATATCCCCGGGCGTGAGGCTGACGTGAAGTCGTATAACGTTGAGTGGCGGGCGTCCCATGCTCGCGATGATGGCAGAGACGTGGTTAATAATTATCCCACAGGTCTCGTAGATCGGTTGGGTGTCATGGAAACAGTTCTTTGACTTTTTCGAAGAACTCGATCCAACTGAGTGCGCC